AATCAGTAACTCCTTAGTGTTCTCAACATTATCCTCCACCAGATTCAACAATCTATTGTTGATTCGGCAAATAAATATGTATGTGTGTTTTGACCTGCATAACAGGTCTCTTTATAGCTTTAACGGTGTGGGAATATTCGTGACTTCTAATCAATTCTATCAACTCTATTTTCTACTTGGTTCTTCTACGGATCATCCTTTCTTCTCTTGATATGTTCGATGTTGACGCTCTCTTTCTAGCTTCATAATTGTTCTGACTACTCTTATTCACTTTCTGTACTTTTTTACTACTGTCTGTCATAGTTTCCCTTGCACTTAGTTCCCTTGTTTTATCCCAATATTTCTGTACATATGTAGGGTCTGTAAAGTCACTTGATCTTTGCCATGTGTTTGCTCTCTCGCCATAACCAGCCCATTTTACTAGATACTCTCTATCTCCTGGGGATCCTCTATGATTTCTAATTTCCTCGACTTCAAAGTATTCCTCTTCAATTTGGGATTCATCAATATTGATTACTTTGAGTTCTGAAGGTGTATAGTTGCGATGTAGTAACTCGTTCTGCTCATCTTTCAATTCATAGGATCCTCCTCTGTTCTTTCTGACTATCGTGTATGGCCCTTCATAGATAGGTGCAAGTTTGTTGGGTCTTCTTTCCAATCTTACCATTACATGCGTTCCAATCGGTATATCCACTAATGTCATCTTCTTGTTATACCTTCTGCTGTATTCTTCATTTATTTTATTGCTTCTTTCAGTTATTGCGGGGAATACCAGATTTTCCATGTATTCAACTCTGTCATCTAACTCCTCAACTGTCATACTGTTATGGATCAGCGGATGTTCAGACATGTTATCATAACTGTCAGGCATATTCACTCTGCGAGCATACATCAACGAGAATGGAGCACTCAATGTTTTAGTCTTTATGCATTTGTTTATCGATATTTGAACGATTGGAAGATAATGGCTCCAATCTCTGCTACTAGATTGGATCATCTTTCTCAATGCGTTCATTGCTATTTTCACACTGGCTTCTGCGCTACCATTTCCTTGTGGATGATACGCCGTGGAGTATCGTCTGTCAATGCCTAGGTTTCTAGAAATACTACTCATAAGTGAATTTCTGAACTCTGTGCCATTATCACTCTGCAGGATGCGTGGGAATCCATAGTCACCAAATATACTTATCAATGATTTAGCAACGGTGTCGGATTGCTTATTAGGTAGTGCTCGTATTACTATGTATTTGGTACAAATATCTGTTAATACTAATAAATACATATGACCATCCTCAGTCATTGGTAATGGTCCAGCTAGATCAATTGCTACATGATCAAATGGTCTATTCGCTACAACACTTGTCAAGGGATGAAATCCTCTTCTGTTAATGTTGTGTCTTTGACACTCGATACATGATTTTACAATGTCTTTTGCTTCATCATAGATATTTGTCCAGTGCATTCCTTGACTGTGTATCTCACGTACAATTGCATGAGAACCATAATGTCCAAAGGTATGTGCATTTGTTAATAGAGCATCTCTTTCTTCTTCCGGGGGTGTCATGTAATCGGTCAGCTCATCTTTATTGTCTTTGATTTTAGTGGCAAGTACATTCAATACTCTGTCTCTACTAAAACCGTTTCTTTGTGATTTTTGATTTGTGGCTGCCATTATCCTCCACCAGTTTGTGTTCATTATCTAAGGGTGGATACAAACGACTCAAAATGTCAGGGAGCTTGTTCATTATGCCTGGGATATGAACTACTTCGAAATCAAAATCAAGAAGTGTTTCTATCCATCCAATCATCATAGGATTGGCTATTTTTTGTGTATGTAAATAAATTAAGGCTTTATGATCTGTATAAATTACGAAATGTCTTCCCCATACAAATTTTCTAAATTTCTGCAGTGCTAACACGATTGCATAAAGTTCTCTTTTGGTGGTGCTCCAACGTCTTTGAGACGGGGATAGTGATGATGATACAAAACTAATGTATTGATCTCGTCCATGTTGATCTCTTTGATACAACACAGCAGCGACCCCATAAAGAGAAGCATCGGTTGCTACGAAAAACTGCTTTTCCATATCAGGATAGTGTAGTATAACATTGGATTGTAGAATTTGTTTAAGTGCGACAAAACTTTGAGTTTGTTCATCGGTCCACAACTCTTGTACATTTGTTGCATGGCTTAGCCTGGTGATTGGTTCCGCTACCCGAGATATCATAGGAATGTATTCTCTGAAATAGTTTATCAATCCCATGAACTGCTGTATTTGCTTAAAACTTTTATTTGGGAGTGGCCAATTTTCTACATTGGTTAGCTTCGAAGGATCTACTTTTGTGCCTGTTGTATTTACTACAAAGCCTAGTAATCGAACTGAATGCTGAAACCATACACATTTATCCTGATTAATTATTAAATTGACAGATGTCAGCTTATCTATGACCATTTTTACATCCCGTGCATGTTCTTCATAACTGTCACTGGCTATGATGCAATCATCTACAAAGTTCTGGACACAGTCCATGCCATCAAATAGAATGGCAAGGCATTTCTGAAACTGTGATGTTAACATCTTTATTCCAAAGCATCCTTTTATAAATGAATACTGGGAGTTGTTATGTGTAAAGGTCAATTTGTGTACATCTTCTGCTGCAACCTTAAATCGATGATATGCATTGGATAAGTCAATAGTGGAAAATACTTTCTTACCAGCTAAATTATCAAATATTTCTCGGATGATGGGTACCGGATAATTAAATGATGGTGGTAGAAGTTTATTTAGTAATCTCACATCCAAGCATACTCTGTGGTTGACTATCTCACCTGCTTTGTTCCTCTTAGGGACTAATAGCAGCGGACTATTGAATGATGTGTTAACCTTGGATTTAATTACTGTACCAGTTGTTAACCATTCATCTATTTGCCTGTCCAATACGGATCGTAGTGCGTGAGGGATTGGATATTGTCTTCTATAGGCTGTTGCGCCATCTTTTGTAGGTAAACGTATAATGGATTCTGGCATTGGACAACATGATGTCTCAGATATCTTCAGATTTTTTCCCAATGTTTCCTTAATAGTATTGAAGAACTCTGATCTTTGTATGGATGTTCCAGCAGGGGAATCATCTGGTACATGTTTACATGTCCTATCAATATTGATATTTTCAAAGATCAAGTCATCATTTTCAACAGTGTCCGAGTGTGAAAATTCACCTTCAATTTTATATGCAACACCTGTTAATCCAATATTCATTTTAGACAATATATCCGTGCCAAGTAATAAATCAAAGCCGAATCCCTTATTAAATTTCATTACTTCTAATTTATGAGTAAATGTTATGCCATTTGCATACTTAAAATGTAGTGGATGTGTAACTCCAATACGAGAAATGTCATTATTATCAGATAAGAAGTTATATGTGCCATTAAGTTTGTTAATTTTATTAATATTTATATTTTTTAAAATTTCCATATTAATAAAACTGACATCACTTCCAGTGTCAATCATGCCTATTAGCTTCTTATGCTGAACAATAATTGGAGTTAGTAAATTGAATGCATTATCAGCTTCATATTTCTTTCTCCCCTTCTCTTTCTTACCATCATAGCTCAAGCCCTCCATCATCATCTCCTTTGCAACCTGGGCAGCTTGGCTCTCATCATCTCCATCATCTGCATCCTCTCTTTGGGGAGCGACTGCCAACACCTTCCTCTTTTCACACACATGGCCTCTCTGCCATGGCTTACCACATCTGAAACAGTCATTCTTCCTCTCCTTACCCGACCTGTTCTTCAGAGTGTAACAGTCGTTCGTGTTGTGAGTGTTGTTTCTACCATGCTGGGTGCAGATGTACTTCTTCCATACTCTGCCCTCTGGCTTCACACGCACTCTACTCTCACTGCGGCTGCTATCATGTCTCTTCATGGCAGGAATCGACTGTCCACTATCCCTCACAATAGCACTGTTGCTCATCACAGACAAACAGGCTTCGGAGTATAAACTCCTCTCATCTCCAAGGACATCTCTTCCTACTTTGGCCAGATACTCTACTGTCCAATCAGCTTCTCTGCTCTCTCCAGTGCGTGCTACACTTATTCTTATCAGCGTCTGTATAGGAGGAGTCAGGGATGACAGGAATCTATCGGCAATACGCGGATCATCCTTTGGCAATCCTGCATCATATACTGCCTTCAGGTATTTCTTGCTGTAGTCACTCAGCGTTTCTTTGGTTGACATTGTCATGGTAAATACCATGTGGGTGAAATGGCTAGTTGCCTGCTTCGATCCGAAGTGCGTCTTGAATGCTGCTCTGGCTTCTTTCCAACCGGAACACAACTTCAGTTCCGTCTCAACCCAAGCATTATCGCTGTACGGTAGGCAAAGTGGCAAAAACTGTTTCCATACGTGTTCCACCTCCCTGTACACGGACCCAACGATCACATTTTCAAATCGGCTTAAAAAATGCTCAGCGGACTCATACACTTCCTGATTTGGAAATGGTCTCACCACACTCGATGCCAGCTGGAATTTTGGTAGGTCTCTGTGAGACAAAGATAGTCCCAGCGATGCTCTTCCCTGCTTTTCAGACTCACTATTCATTTCATTCAGAAAAGACCGGTAACCTTGTACTGCTTTAATACTTCTTTTAGCCCTGTCAAGGCCTTTCAGAGCGTCGTCTACTGCTCCCTCGTCTTCTTCTAATCTTGCCTGGCTAAATGCCTCCATATAGCTCAGCATTTCACTTCTGAGCTGAGTTAAGTTTTCTCCAATCACTGAACCTTCACTTTCAGACAAATTGACATTATCATTGTCAGAGGCCCCATCAAGGATCATGCTGTCGTCCTTGTCGTTGATTGAATCGAAAGTATCTTTGTTAATTTGGCGAGACATGGTAATTAACCGTAAAAAATGTTTTGAATTAAATTAAGTTTTGAAATTAAGTTTAGGCGATAGAAGAATACGGTTAGAACCTTGATATATCTTGTTTTATTTTTCTTTTCTAACAAGTGCAAAATGTGGGATATTTATACTAATTGATGATTCTAGTGTAAGGGTATGGATAATGATTATATGATGATAGTGACAGTGATAGTATACTGCTATTGGTAATAGTTCTAAGTGATCTATATTAGCCTAATGAATAGAAGGTTGTATCATGATATGGGTAAATTGCTGTCATAGGCGTCTTTCTATGGTGGTGGTCTACTAGTGTATGGGTACACTAGATTCATCCATTCTATGGGTTGAGTCTATGTTTCACATTGATAGAGTCATCGATATATTCCTCTATTACACCCTAGCATATATCTGTATAGGCATCACTCAATGATGATTGCTCTATTATACTATAATGATGATCACAATAAACAGTAGACCTAATGGGGATTATTGTGAAACCTAGGGTACATATACGTTATTGGCATGTTATGCTTCATATTGATAGCTATAATCTGCCTAATAATCAGTAACTCCTTAGTGTTCTCAACATTATCCTCCACCAGATTCAACAATCTATTGTTGATTCGGCAAATAAATATGTATGTGTGTTTTGACCTGCATAACAGGTCTCTTTATAGCTTTAA